GCTTAGTCTTAAATAACTTGAAAAAGGTTCACTTCCGAATAATACGATTGCACCGTTATCTTTAATAACACGCTTCACCTGCGCCCACATCGGTTCAAATGGAATAACCACATCCCATTTGCAGGCAGTTGTGCCATAGGGTAAATCTGTTACACAGGCATCAACCGAATTATCCGGCAGGGTCTTCATAACTGATAAGCAATCGCCTTGAATGAGTTTCATTAAAACTCTCTCCACATTCTCAAACTCGCAAGTAAACTCATTACGGTCTTGTCCTCATAGACGGACTGACCGATAACGTCCTCTCCTCTTGACTCGTACAGTTTTGCTATCAGCATCAGGATTGCCGCCTTGATTCTATAAGGGACTAATGCCTGTGTAGTCCAGCCACACACGAATTCAATCTCAATCGGGTTGCTTGGATAAGGGGTAAATGAAGGCCAACTCTCGCCATAGGGTAAGACTATCCTTCCGTACATATCCCCGTTTGTCTCAATCAGATAATCCGTTGTCAGCGTCATTGTGGTTTCGGTTCCGTCACTGTCGGTATATTTGACTGTCAAATCCGCTGTCTGAAGGTTCCCAAGGGGTATGATTATTGCGTTGCCAGCTGGGAAAGCATCAAGGTAGTAATCCCATGTCTGCGTGATTAAAGCTCTCCTGGTAATGTCTTCAACATGTTCTCTTGCTGCTGTTATGAGGCTGGTTAGTAAGTCTTCATCGGCTGCTGTGGCCTCGTTTACAATTATCTCTGTGCCGAACACACAGGCCGCTACAAGGACTTTAGAGACTGTCCTGATATAAGCCTTCGTCCCGGTGTATTCTTTTTCTTGTGTGGCGTTGTCATTGAGTGTAGTGACCTGTGTAAACGCCCCGCCCGTCCAATCGGTAAAGGCTGCGTTATCATCGGATTCCTGTATCTTTGTGTCATTCGTCCCCCCTGCCCCGTTCGTTCCTGAAATGAGGTTGACTATCGCCTCTTTTCCTATGACTGAAACGCCCGCGCCTGCGTGGGTGGTGTAATTGTCAGCAATAGCGTGAGAGGCAAGCGGCATTGACTGATAAGCCGTCAGGTTATCGGCAAGGGTTCCCGTATCAAGATTAAGCTGCATCTTTACCTGATCCATCGTGACGGGTTCTAGTGTCGCTGCTGTCTTTAATACTAACATTATTCACCTTTATGTGTGGGTACGGGAAGGAGAGGGGGAACCGTACCCACTAGCCTCAGCCAAGGTTACTTTTTATTCCTCTTCTTTTTGCGTTTCATTCTCTTAGCCCGTCGATCTTCTACCATCTGATTAAATCTGCCTGTTTTCGCCATTATGGTTGCATCTCTTCGTGGCTATGCCACTGTAACATTTTCGGTGGCTGTCGGGGGTCTGGTACAGTTTACCTGTATCGTATTCGAGGAACGTCGCGCCGATTTGACAAGTGGTGGGTTTCGTATCTGTGGATAATCCTATAAATCTATTTCCTAAATTTCCTATTCTTGTTACTGCCATGATATCCTCCGTTACTTTTTAGGAGAGGGGGGCAACCCGGAAAGGTAGAGGCCACCCCCTGGGGTGTGTTCTATGCCTTCGTCGCTGCTCCAGCGGTCGGGTTTGCATACACTACATACAGTCTTGTACGTCCGGCTGTCCCTGCACCCGCCGAGGTTGCAACGCCGATAATATTTCGCGCCGCAGTAGAGTAAAGGACGCGCTGCTCGCTTGCGATGTAAGCACCAGCCTTGCCACCGGGATGTTCGATATTGTTGATTTCACCCGCCGCAAGATCGGTTGCTTTCAAATTCGTCTCGGTGAAGAACCCATTGTTATCATCACCGTCACCGACAATCAGCTTTGCCGAGGTTCCAGCCGTCCAAACAGCTTGTCCATCCACACCTATATCTATGATTCTGGACCCAGCCGGGAGAGCAATTGTTCCGGTATATGTTCCGGCTCCAGCCTCGGTGAACAAGACTTCTGACATAACAGTCTGATACGCTGCCGCTGCGATTCCGTCTGACTTGTTAAGCTCTGCCGCCGTTGCGGTGAGGCTGGTCATAGCAAGCGTGTCTTTGTCTACTGTAGTGCCGTCCACCTCAAGTTCTGACCCGGACGGGATTGAGAATTTACGATTAGTCCCGTCCCACGTTGCAATTATAGCCATTGACGCATCGTAAAAGACAAGATTCCCGTCAATCCATTTAGTTTTTACATTTGTTACTGGCATGATAAGCCTCCTGTTTCTGTACGGAGGGACCGAAGCCCCTCCGTTATCGGACCAGTTGCCCGGTTAATGGTTAAAGAGCCGTTGCGGATAAATTGCCAGTGTAACGCGGTTCAAGAACTGCGAAAATACTTACCAGCCCGGTTGCCCCGCCTGCGTCGGTGAATTCCAACATCAGCCACTCTTCGCTATTGTCAACATCCATCATTTCTGCCTCTACTTCGACCAGGAGCATAAAGTTTGGATAGGTCGCCTGAGCTATGACAAGGCCAGTCGCTGCGACTACTGTGGTTTCAGCGGCCAGAACATCCGCGCCCGCAGCAATGGTATCCTGTATGCAAGTTGACGCGCCGTATGCGTATTTAAACGCTATGGCAGAGGTCAGAGACGCATCAGCCGCCCCGCTATATGCTTTCAGGGTTGCGTTCGCTGTGCCCATCGTGCCGACATCGATTAAAAACGTGCATCGATGATAGCCCTTCATATTGATCCCTTTTGTTTTCTGAGTGGCCCCGGTAGCCAGATTTAATGCACTGGCAACCAAGACAATCTTTTTTTCTTCTGCTAATCTCATTGTTTCATCCTCCTTTCTTATGTTCTGGCGTTGACGGAAATGAACGGGCCAACGGTTGCGGTTCCCTTATACGGGGTAATCGCGGATTTGAGTTTCGGCTGTCCATCAAAGTAATAAATAAACCGATAAGTATTCTGGTCGTTGATGAACTCAACATGAATACTCATTGCCTCGTTAATGTCGCCCTTGTTCGCGGTGATATACTGCCCGAAATCGGCAAGAGAGATATCGCCCTTGTCGCCAAGTGCCGCCGCCTGCTCAATGGTGAAACAGGGGAACCCGTTAAGAGTGGCCTGCATCACGCCCTGGTAGAACTGTTGCTGATACATGGGGACAAGCTGTCCACCCGTACCAACCGCCATACTCAGAGCTGACAACTGAGGTTTGCACTCGCGATTCACGAGATAACAAACACCAGGCGACTCACGCCATAGACGGGATTCCATTTTTAGGATGTTTTCGGCAACGATGGTATCTGCCGCCTGATTGGTTTCCTTCGTTACACCGATCATACAATCGGCATTCAGGATTCCAAGTGGCTCACCCGCGCCGCCGCCATTGATAACAAGATCCTGGCATTTGAAGGCAAACTCTTCACCAAAAAGCTGTCTCATTTCCTGACCAAGGAAAGTGACATTGCGGACCGTTTCACCGGATGCGTAATAAAGCCCGGTCAGTTTCTTCGGCTCGATCCTGATTTTACGGAACTTGGTTTTTGATGCTGTCATTTCTCCAAGCTCTTTGTCAGTGTAAACTCTAACACCACCACCTCGTGACCCAGTTGCTCTGCTGGTTTCGTCAAGCTGAATTATCTCAACAAACTGAGTTATAGGAGCCAGAGTACGAGATTGACATCTGGGAAGCACAACGGAGTTATTAAAACCGTTGGTCATAAGATCAATAGCAGTTTCTCCCTGAAGAAAATAACCACCATCAGAGGGAACGGCAACGGTAAAGCCGCCAGTTGCAGCTGCACGGTTTTCGTCTCGTGCGTTTTTCTGCACGTCGTGTTTCTCAATGTTACGCTTTTCGGTCCGTTCCAGCCTTGACCGTGCCTCAGTGACTTCTTTGGAGCTTATCTGCCCACCAGAGAGGGAGAGGGCGCGAACATCAAGCAGTTGCGCTCCCAACTGAGAAGCAGCGGAACCGCGATAAATCGGCTGGTCCTCTATTGTGATATCCGGATCGCCTTCGATGGTCATCGCGCCGCCTTCAGTGTTGTCACCAAATAGGCGGCTTCTGATTTCATCCTCCGCTTCTACCGACTTCATTTCACCTTCTGCCGCTTCGATCTCGACTTTAAGGGTTGACCGCTCTTCAATTTCTTCAGCGGTCATTGCCCTCTTTTCGGTTTCGGCTTTCTTGCGGATTGCCTCCATCTTGTCGAAGGCGGCTTTCATTCTTTTCTGAAATTCATTCATTGACTGTATCCTCCTTGATTCCTTTGATTTTCCGATATAAAATATCTTCTTCTTCAATATGGCCGAGGTCGATCAAGGGATCGTCAGCCGTATCATCGCCATTCGAGGGAACAGCGGGTTTGTTTTCTTCCATCTTTCTGAGCGCCACGGTCGTATCGTTAAAGGCTGCAAACACTACGGGGCTTATGTCAAAGACTTCTTCAATCTCAATAATGGTACGTTTTACCGTATCCTTGTCGGAGTAGTCCCATTCATCAACCGCAACGGAGAAGCCGTAAGATGATTCCTTGATATCGCCCCGGTCAATGGAGGTCATAAGATCCCTCGCGGTCTGCGTATCGGGCGGGGTAATCTCGTAATAAAGCCCGTTATCGTCCTCTTTTAATATGAGGGTTCCGGCGCTCTGCCTTCCGAGGGGAATTGTATCGGTATCGTGATTGAAAAGTGCACGAGCATCGGACCGGGAGAGGGCTTTCTTGAAAGCTCCCTTGCGGACGTACTCAACAAAACCCATGTACTCTGAAGGTTTGTCGAAAACAGATGCATATCCAACAATCTTTCTGAGGTTGTTATCATCGGCGGTTATTGCCCTGATTTCACCTGTTTTTCTTTTTTCCCTGTTCTCTTTCATGGTCTTTATCCTCTTTTTCGTCCTTTTTTCTCTTTTCCCGTGTCTCATGTCGCTGAGAAACGGCGGTTTCATAGTCTTTTTTCACTATTTTGTCCCCGTAAGCGCCTGTAAATGGCCGATAAAGGCATCTCCGAGGCTCTTTATCTGTGCTTCTGCTATTGATCCCGCGTCTCTTTCAGTCCATTCCCCCTCTTCAGATCCAAGATTTCGGGATGTCTCAACGTAATTTTCAGCAAATCCGGTACAGAAAACATCAATAAATCGCTGTGTTTCAGCCTTAAAACTGCCATAATCACGTCCATTTAGCTCCGTTTCCATACCCATTAGGGCTTCCGCAAAACTCAAAAAGGCTGGATTTGACTGTTTTTTGATGTAATCGGGGAGTTCCTGATAAAATTCCCCTAAAGCACCATTGTCTCCCTGGTTCTTGAGTATCCAGTTGACTCGCTGTGATTCTTTACGGGTAATTCTTCCAACGGCATCCGAGAGGAGGGGTCTGTATGCTGATTCAAGGCGGGTGCGATAAATGGTACGGTTATCGGTATCCGAGTCTTGTTGCTTGCCTGCGTCTTCAAGGGGAATCATGTTTAGAGGCACAAACCGCTTATTGCCTTCCGGTCCTATCGGGTTTCGGTTTTCAAGTTCGTTGATTTCGTTTGGTGAAATACCCCCGACCGTAAATAACTTGTTGTAATACTCACCCCTTGCCGCCGCATCACCCCGCATCAACCCATCAATGAGGTGTTCAAAGAAAAGTTCACCCTTTTCGGCCGGTGAAATCAGCGACATATTTAAGGCTTGCTCGATTCTGACAAGCCACGGCCTCAATGTTTTCACGACATAATCAAGGCTGAATTGCTCCGCGCTGGCATAAGAAGCCGCCTTTTCATATTCCCCGTACATCTGGGGGGGAAGGCGATATATGCGTGATCCTATATCGACATTCTGAAATTTCCTGCTTTCCAGAAATTGAGCCTCTTCGTTGGGTATTCCGAGCTTTTCAACTTTTTGGGTTTCTTCAAGCAGCATCATGCGGTGAGCGTTGCCAAGTCCCGCATATAATTCATTCCATGCTGTGTGAAATGCTTTGGGGTCTTTCATTGACCCCTGCATTGAAACAACCACCGAAGGGTGCATCCCGTTCTCAAAATACGCAGACCCAAACTCCTCTAATGTCTTACCAAGTCCAATCGCTTCCCGCGCCGCCGCGATAGGTGAATAACCGACAAGGCCATTGAACGAGAGGCCGGGGATATGAAGAACATTTCTTTTCGGAAGAATCACATCCGGCAAACCCGTTCCGGTCATGCTGATATGATATACAAGCTGTTTCTTCTCGTTACGCTTTGATTTGACCCTGTTTGGAGTTATAGGCCAGAGGGCTTTTACTTGATCCCGCCCTATCGTTCCGCTTCCGAATTGCTTTTCTGCATACCAGTTCCCCCACCCGACAAGATGAGACATACCGGTTTCACGGAAGGAAAAGGCTGTCATTTCAGGGTTTGGGGAATCATGGAGAAGTGAATAGTTGGGATGTCCGGTTGCGCGTTCTTTCCCGCCGCCAGGTAACTTCCGATAAAATGGCAACGGCAAGGAGGCGGAATCTTCGGAAAGAATCTTGATACAGCACCACACAATAGCAAGTTGCATAGCGTTAAGTTCTGATACAGAGGAGCCGCTTTTCGTCTTTGTCCCAGCCCCGCCATAATAGAATCCGCCTGGGTTGTACCAACTATCATCAGTCGGACCCATAGCCATTCTCTGCTCTATTTTTTCGGTGATGCCCATTTAGGTATCCTTAAAATCCATCCTAATCCATAGAGCATTAGCAGAGAGCCGCACACGATAAAGGCCCACCCGAGTCCCCATTTTAAATACAGTCCATAGCCGAGCATTCCAATTCCGCCGAATACAAAAGAATCCCTGACATCAATCAAACCCTTAAAAAACGCCTTCAAGCTCTCTCCCTTTTTGCGTTTAGATAGGAATATTCCAGCCCGTCAAGCGACACCTGCTCATCACATTTGATAGTTTGGTTGGTTTCCGATCCAGAATACCCTATCAATAGATCAATTATTCTTAGAAAATGTATTATAGAATTTTTTAGAAATAATTATTGTAGCGGTTGCACAAAAAGATTATGTAGAAAGGTTTTATTCTGTTTCATCCAAGGTGGTTGTCAGGCTAATCCGCACCAATTCACTCCGTGGGACACGCAGGGAACCCTTGCCGGGACGATATGCTTCTATCTGGCCTATTGAGATCCAGTAGTATAATGTCCTCACCGGGACGCTTAGAAGTTCGCTTACTTCATCGATGCGGAATGTTTGCTTGTCGGGTATTTGCATTGTTCTCCCTGTGCGTTTTATCCAGCCGCACCCCT